CCGCCATCTACGAGATTTACTGGGGTAACCACGAGGTGTTGTTCTGGAACGATGGGCAGCCCGCGATCCGCGTGATGGACACGATGGATGTGTACGAGTGGTCCGAGTACAAGATATCCCACGCAGCGAATGGCTTGTGCACCGCAGACGTTGAGGCGCACCAGCAGAAAGCTGCGAGTGGTCTGAAGCGCGGTGTTATGGACTACATGAACATCGTAAACAACCCGCGCTGGGAGGCGAACCCGGACGCGCTGAACGACATGCGTGACCTGTACGACAACGCGATCGGCGGGGTGATAGAAACCGCTGATGGCCGTCCGCCGGGCAATATCCAGGCGCTCAATGTCCCGCAACTGTCACCGGTGGTGTTCAGCGTAATCCAGATGCTGGACCGCGACTCCGAGGCTCGCAAGGGCATGTCAGAGCTGGCCAGCGGCATGAACATGGGCGCGGTGAACAACCAGAACGCCGGTGACATGATCGAACGCCTGACCAATGCCGGTATGCGCCGGGTGAGTATGGGCGCCAGGTCATTCGCCAATGATTTCTACGCGCCACTGATGCAGTGCATTGTGAAGCTGGCGATGAAGTACGACAAGTCCCAGACGCAGATCGAGGCGGGTGGCAAGAAAGTCATTGTTGCCCCGTCGCAGTGGTCTGCTGACATGGAGATGGAGATCGAGGTCGCGCTGACATCACAAGATGCACAGGCGATGACCATAAAACTGCTCGGAATCGATGCCAGGCTGCGCGAAGACCCCGACATGAAACCCTTGTACGGCATGAAACAGAAGCACGCCCTGTGGGACACCGTGTACGAGCTGATGGGGATCAAGGACAGCACCAAGTTCCTGGCGTCACCAGAGTCGCCAGAGGTGCAGCAGTCGTTCAAACAGCAGCAGCAGCAAGCCAAGGAAGCGCAAGAGCGTGCGGCAAAGCTGGAAGCGTTCCAGACCCAAGCTCTCAAGGACCAATTGGACCTTGGCTGGGCCAAGCTGAACAACGACATCATGGACACCAAGCACGACAACGAACTGGACGACAAGCAGTTCGCAGCAGACAGCGTGTTCAGGGCCAAGGAATTGCAGCTTGAACAGATACAAAAACGCCCAGTGGCGAGCTTTTAACCATGCAAACCGTCAGAGGAGTTGAATCGGTGAGCGAACAGACTGAACACGCTGTGACTAACCCGTATTTGGAGGGGGTGACCGACGACCAGGTGCTGCAGATCGCGGCAATGGCCGAGGCTGCCGCGCCGTTCCTGAACTTTCAGCACCAGATGCACCTCGGGAGGACACTGAAAGCGTTTCAGAACACGCCCTATGAGCATTCCAAGGCGATTATGGAGTTGAAAGCTGTCGACATGGCCATGCAGCAGATACAGAAGGATTTCAGGGGTATTGCGACCCGGGCCGCGCAGATTGTTGCGCGCCAGAACGCGGAGAACGACCCCGCGCGCAAAGAGCAACGACGATTGGACAAGCAAGGCTTTGGCCTTTAACCACTGAAATGACCAGGAGAGCGGCGTCATGAAAGTACAAGACCAGGAAGTGTGGCAACCACTGCCCACGCAACGAAATATGGCGGGCGAGCCCGCAATACCGGCAGCCGCCGGCAATGTGACGCCCATCGCAACCACCGAGAGTAGAGCGGAAGCGATGTACGGAACGACCCAGACTGAGACGGACACCGATAGTGGTATACCCGATGACGCTGGGGATTTAGGTGCTGGCGATGATGACGCGCCGGCGGTAACGGACGCTGATGATGGCGAGTCGGACACTGATGACAGTACACCCGATGAAACCGATGCAGAAGAAGCTACTTATGAGAAACGCTACAAGGATCTGCAGGCTGAGTTTACAGAGCGCACGCAGGAATTGTCGCACCTTAAAACGGAGATGGCTGAGTCTCAGGCAGAGGTCACACGCGCCACGTTCGAGTTGCAGGATCGGTACTCGGAGCAGGAGCAAGTGGCCAACTTCCTGATGAACCAGGCACGGGGTGAATTCCAGCAGTTGCAGAACGTGAACGTGCGACAGCTGAACCAGCAGCAATATGCCCAGTGGCAGCAAGCAATTGCGGCCGCGGGGCAGAAAGCGCAGCAGGTCACCCAGACCTTTGAGCATATCAAGGCGAGAGCCAAAGAGTTGCGAGACGGTGCCCGTAGCAGGGAGGCGGCGATTGCTCGCGCACAACTGACGCACAGCATTGATAACTTCGATGAGGCGTACCCGAAGATCGGGCAGTACGCAGTGAGCGAGGGCGTTAATCCGCAGGTGTTCAAGGAGATCACAGACCCCGGTCTGATCAAGATCATCCACAAGGCTATGAGTTTGACGAGCCAACCTGATGTCATCAAGAAAGTCATTACCAAGCAGCAGTCGATGCCGAGTAAAGCGCAAGTTGCGAAGAGCAGGACGCCGGCTGCACAACCTAAAACCCTAGCAGAAAAAATGTACCCGACAAGCATCGTCAAAAAGCGGTGACGGGGAAAAACAGGAGTAAAGCATCATGTCTACAATTGGAACGTTAAAAAATCTGTTGGACTGGGGCAAGGAACTTGACCCCGACGGCTCAACGGCTGTCGTGGCGGAGTTGTTGTCACAGTACAACGGCGTTATCAAAAGCGCGCAGTGGATGGAAGGCAACCTGCCAACCGGTCACCGCATCTCACAACGCACCGGCTTGCCGGCTGTGTACTGGCGTCTGATCAACCAGGGCGTACCCACCGGTAAGGCAACTACCGCTCAGGTAGACGAGCAGTGCGCCATGCTGACGGGCCGCAACGAGATCGACAAGGCGCTGGTCGAGCTGAACGGCAACGAGTCGTCCTATCGACTGTCACAAGCCAAGGCGCACATCGAGGCGATGAACCAGGAGATGGCCGGTACTATGATCTATGGTACTGCGGCGTCCCCGGAGGAGTTCGTTGGTCTGGCGGCACGGTACAGCTCGCTGTCTGGCGCGATCAGTGCGAACGTGTTGTCTGCTGGTGGCACTACCACCCTGACATCGGTCTATCTGGTTGGGTGGGGCGAGAACGGTATCTACGGCATATTCCCCAAGGGCTCAATGGCTGGCTTGCAGCACGACGACCTTGGCGTGATCGACGCATTCGACGCTAGCAACAACCGCTTCCGTGCCTACGCTGACTACTTCGAGTGGAAAGGCGGACTGGCTGTCGAAGACTGGCGCTATGGTGTGCGTATCGCGAACATCGATACAGCCGCCTTGGCCGCGCTGACCGGCACTCAGGCAGTGACAGCAGCAACGTCAATCGTTGCCCTGATGTCACGCGCCATTGACCGCCTGCCCAATCTGGGCGGTGTCAGCCCCGTGTTCTACGCAAACCGTACCGTAATGAGCCTGCTGCGCGTTGCTGCGCTGCGGAACTCCAGCGGCGCTGTGACCGTCGAGCCCGCGCTGAACCAGTTCGGCAAGACGATCTTTGAAACGCGGTTCCTCGGTATCCCTGTGGAGATCGAAGATCAAATAACCAACTCAGAAACGCAAGTTTCTTAACACTGAAACGTAAGTTTCTCAGGAGAAATATTATGTATATCGACAAAAACTTACTGCTTTCAGACGCACAAGCCGTAACGGCTGACGCGGTTGGAACGAACGTCATTGACTTGACTACCGCCAGAAACATTGGCGGCGGCGAGCCGATGTGCGTCGTGTTCCAGGTTGACGTGGCAGCAGACCAGACCACTGGCGACGAGGACTACACGTTTGACGTGGAGTACGCCTCGGACGCGGCACAGACCACTGCGCGCAAGCTCATTGGTCGCCGCATCTTCGAGTCTGGCACGCCTACCGCGCCCGCTCAGGACGCCGATCTGCTGGTGGCCGGGTTCCTGTTCATGGTTCCAATCCCGTCAACGACGGCAGCGGAAGATGAGCGGTACCTGGGCATTCGCTACGATGTGACCGGCACCACTCCGACGATCACTTGCACTGCCTGGGTAGCACCACAGAGCATGTTCGATGATCCGAAGATTGCCTACGCCTCTGGCTTTAGCATCACCTGATGAAAGTCAGGGCGGTGTTTCCTGACGGCGGCTTTGGCTTTGACGGCCTGGGCCGCCGATGGGACGGCGATGAGTTTTCAATCGATGGCGACAAGTTCGATCCCAGTTGGATGGCGCTTGTCGAGGAATCAGAGGTCGCGGAAGCGGACGAGGAGCCTGGCTCGGTTGACACTCGAAAAGTGGTAAGGAAAGGCGGCAGAAAAGCCGCGAAAGCGGGCGCATAGCCCACGCCAGAAGGGTCGTTTCGGCGACCCCTCTGCACTATTTAACCCTACAGGGACCCGGTAATGGCCACAACCTATGAAGACTTGAAAGCGGACATTGCGGACTGGCTGAACCGTGAGGACCTGACGACACAGATACCCCAATTTGTGCGGTTCGCGGAGGAAGACATCTACCGCGATCTGCAGTGCCCTGATAATGAGTTCATTGCGAGCTACACGGCAGCCGCATGGAGCATCAACGGGCAGGCCTCTGCTGTGCCAACGAACGGCATGTTTACAGACCTACCATCCAATTTTTCAGCACTCCGACAAGTGATGTGGAACGGTGTTCCATTGATTCCGCTTAGCGACTACCACCTGAACCTGCGACTGGCTGCAGAGGAAGACTCGGCGCCTAAGTATTTCTGCATTGTGAACAGGCAGATCCTGTTCAGTGGCGAGGTGCCGGATGACTTTGCCGATTGGGCTGAAGATGATGAGCTGTCTATCAGTTACTGGGGCATTGAGTCTCTTGATTCGTACCCCACCTGGCACGTTGCAACCAATCCGGTAGAAGATCCTGTTGTTGAGGACATTACCCCTGAGGGCCTGACGCAGACCGACGCGAACACCACGCGGATGCTGCAGCGTAATCCGCAGATGTACCTGGCCGGCGCGCTGTATCACGCATGTCTGTACCTGAAGGACGATAAGGAAGCTGCCAAATGGGGCGGCATTTTCACTAATGCGCTGAGCAGCTTGAAGAGTGTGTCCAGGCGAACCCGTTACGCTGGCGGCACTAAGTCTGTCGTCAGTGCGTACTAAAGGAAGAGCACTATGAGTATTGCAGATTTAGACCCGGCAACCCCCAGCGCGCTATCAAACGCGGGGCTTGGCGATGATCAGATACGCCTGGTGAAGCAGGCCCTGATAGATAGCCTTGGCGGGGTGGATGGCCCCGTGAACTCGGGATCGGGCAACCCGTTGGCGACGGCAGCGGAGCTGACAGACCTATTTGACCGTCTCACTGCAGTAGAAGCAACCGCCGGCGCGGCCGGGGTGTTCGTTCCGGGCATGATCGCTATCTGGTACGGGTCTGGTGTTAGCGTACCAACGGGGTGGAAAATCTGTGACGGGCAGACGTGGAACGGCATCGTCACACCAGACCTGACTGCTGGGCTTTTCATTCGCAATCCCGGTGACGGGTATGCGTGGGGACAGGAGGGCGGGGCGACCAGTGGCACGACTGACACGGATGGTGCGTATGCGGGTGGGACGACCGGATCAACCTCCCTGACGGTTGCACAACTTCCTGATCTAAGTGCGGTTGTCCAAGTCAAGCTCGGTAGTTCAACAAGCAATTCTTCAGATGACCACGATAACGCCAACTATGTTGCCCGGAGTGCTAGCGCTGGCGGGGCGCCATCTTCCGCAGTTGTAACCCTTACAGGGTTCAATGGTGATGGACACACCCACTCAATTCCGGCAGGGTCAAATCACACACACACGGTCGACACAGTCCCGCCGTTCATGGCGCTTTATTACATTTGTTACGTGGGCGTTTAACCGATGCCTATCGTCCCGCTACAGAATTTCGGCAAGTACGGTGTTGTTAACGACACGCTGAACTCCGCGCTTCCCATCGGGACATGGACCGACGCGCGCAATATGCGCTTTACCGGCATCCAGATGGAGAAGATGCTGGAGCCCACAATGATGTACCCGTGGAGCGATGACTATCCCCCGGTGTGGATGCAGGGGTGGGCAGATAGCGCGTCGACGTACCTGGTGGTCGCCACCCAGACAGAGTTGTTTTTCCTGCTCAGAAACTCCGACGCCGATGCGGGCACCTGGCTGAACGTGACAAGGGACAGCGGTCCCTATGATGCGTCCGGGACGTGGGATAGTTTTGCGTGGGGCGATACCTGCATTTTCAACAACGGGGCAGATGTCCCGCAGATATTCGACCAGAATGAGTTGAAGTTCATCGACCTGCCAAATTGGGGCCTTGTATCGACAGCGGACGATATTGCCAACTTCGCGGCACCTTCACGCCAGACAGGAGCCATTTGCAAGATATTAAAACCCTACAAAAACCAACTGGTGGCGATGGGCATCTCCGAGCAGGGACTTTTCCAGCCCAATACCGTGTGGTGGTCTGACATCACGTCACTGTCCACAATCGATACGACCGGCCCCGAGGGGAGCGGACCTCCTTCCTGGGACTATGAAAGCCCCGAGACAGCGTCTGCGAAATCAGAGGTTGGCATTGGGTACGGTGCTATCACCTGTGCCGCTAACCTGAACGAGAACATGGTGATCTACACTGACAACTCCGCCACGCTGATGCAGTTCGTGGGTGGCGGGTTCATTATGTCGTTCCGCCGATTGTTCAACAAAGGGGCTGCAGGGCAGAAATGTGCTGTGGAGTTTAATAACCAGCACTTTGTGCTGTCGCGAGACCAGATATACCTGCACGATGGATCGACGGTAAAATTGATCGCGAAGGACCGTGTCGAGGAGGAGTTTTTCCGCAGACTGGGAAAGCAGGGGCGTTTTGGTGGCTCTGAAGAGATCGACTGGGAGAGAATCCAGGTCGTGCAGAACCCTGACCGCAAAGAAATCAGCATCATTTATGACCGTGTCGGGGAAGCGTACACCCCCGATATTTATTGCGGTGAACTGGTTCTTTCAGCCGCGCGCGAGTGCGTGTTCTCTACCGGCGTGCAGTACGCAGAAGCCGGCGGTGACGGGTTCCACTTTATCCAGACCTCGTCCAGTGGGTCTAAAATGATGCTCAACTACCAGTTGAGAAACACATCACCAGGGGCCTTTAAATTCAGTTCTGACGGGGGGGATACCTTTACCGATACAGCCCTGCTTTCCTCCCCAGACAGCGGGACAGAGATCACCTGGCTGGAATACGACAATGATAATGATCGGTGGTGGGTTGGAGGATACTCCCCTGTCACGGTTCGTTTTACTGTGTGGTACAGCGAAAATGACGGGACATCCTGGACAAAATACCTTAACGCATCAGCACTATACGCCCGTACATCCATCCTGGCCCGTGAAGACCTGTACCATTTCGCCGGGTCAGCTACATCTGGCGTCGGAGAGGTTCGGCGCTATACCAATCCTCCTGTTGACACAACGCTTCTAACGCTTGACCCGTGGGGTACTCCTGTAGGTACATTGATCGGCGGGCGGGTCCACATACAAATCGCCCCCGGTAGACTGTTCATTGTTCACCAGGATGCCCAGGGACAGACAGCGCCACCCTATCACGCCTTGATGATCAACACCGACCTGACCGACGTGCAGACGTTTGAGGGTATGGCACCGCATCTTTACAACTACGCCTATAACAAAAATGGAAATATTATCTCACGATCACAGGACGATTATGTAGCGGGTGAAAACAAGAGCATTGTCGAATTTGTTTCTATAAATTCCACACTACAGACCAACGAAGCATTCCCGACGTTTACGATAGATTTCGGGACGGCTGTCGATTGGGTTCACTATGCGTGGTCCGATGTGCTGGGCGGGTATCTGGTCTCTGCTGAAGACACTATAGACCAGAACTTGCTGCACCTGCGCTACAACAGGGGCACGAATTTCGATGACTGGTATGAGATACCCAGTATCCGGTTGTGCGATATCCAGTGGGGCGCTGACTACCGGCAACTGCACTGGTCACACGGTGACGTTTTCTATTATGCCTACATCCGCCAAACCAATAGTGTGTATGGCAGCTACACGCTGGACCGGATCATCCTGAATGCGGTAGCGACCGAAGAGTTTACCGGAACCCATCTGCTGAACAGTTTCGACGCCACAGACGGCTCTGGCTTCCCGTCTGATGATGGTACCCCGAATCTGATCACCACGCTTCCGATGAACACAACCCACAAGAAGTATGGCGCCGGGAGCATGGGGTATACAGGAACAACGAACGGGTACGCCACCCTCGCCTCGGCTATCACTCTCAACAACAACAACTTCACGGTGAGGATGTACTACAAGCCGGTCACCCTGTCCGCCGGTGGCAATGTGGCGGGCCTGTTCCAGTACGGGGCGTTTGGTCAGGACACCAACATTGTGGCGGGGTATGAGTTTGCTGGAAAGATCGGCCTGATTATGAAAACGCAGGCCAGAACGTCCTACATAGAAACGGACACTGCCGTGCTGACCGCTGGGCAGGCGGACTTTTCAGAGATTGAGTTTGAGATATGCCGAAGCACCAACAAGATGTACATCTACCACAACGGCACGAAGATCAAAGAGGGCACTATCACCCAGGTCAAGTGGGCGGGCACGACAGCGTTCTATGTCGGGTACAGGCACCAAACGGGGTTTGGCGGGCAGTATTCACTGGGGTACATCGATGAGATACAGGTCGTGAACGATTCTATACACAGGGGTGTTTCTCACGCCGCAAGTACGGAGCCCTATGTATGAGAGAGGCTCTGGTTTGGAATTTCGAGGATGATAACTTTACGTGGATGGACGCTTCATCTGATGAAGACTCGTACCTGGAGCCTGTGATTTGCATCAAGTACCAACCGGACCCCGGCTGGCAGGTGCGATGGGCGGACCTCGATAACGGTGTTGATGACACGGTAGAGGACCCTGACATCATAGCGGGGTCTGTGGGCGACCTGGCGACAACCTGGGCGGCATTGGAATCTGCCGGGACAAGGTGGAGTGATTTTACGTCAGGACCAGCAGAAGAGAACATGTACTGGTTGACAGCTACGGGCGTGATGATCGCGGACCAGTACGTGAAAACGGACGGCATAAAATACTATTTTGTGGAGCGCGAGCGCATTGATCTCAATGACGTTGTCGCGTCGTTTACTACGGATAAGTGGATATACGCCAAGCAGATGTATTTTCACCTGATGTCGCCACGACTGGCCGGCACAGACCCGAACTATTTTTGTGTAGGCGTTGGCTGGACCGCGTCCCTGATGGACTCTCCAGACTACCCGCCCTCGTCGCCTATCAACCTGCAGTCTGTTGCCAATTCTGGAAAGGTCAAATACGACTTCCGCTCGACGGGTAGGTATTTGTGCCTCGCGATGGAGTTCAACGACACTGCCGACCTGCAGATGACCGGTGCTGAACTGGATGTCGAGCAGACCCATGGTCGATAAAAGCCAAACCAACGCGAACCTTTCCCTCATTGAGGTTTACAGGGCGAATATTGCAAACCCTGAAACCCTTGAAGCGTTGCGTTTTTGGATATCGAATGAACTGGTAAAGATACAGTCGTCGTTCTTTTCTGCCGAGGATGTACTGCGACGGCTTAACACACTGATTGCTGAGATTGAGGCGGGCACGGGAGAGACCGGGGCCACTGGGGTCACCGGTCCTCGTGGCGCGCAGGGTGTGCAAGGAGAGACCGGTCCCCCGGGCGCAGATGGCGCAGACGCCGATCCCAGTGCGCTGATTGCAGACGGCGAGCGGCGAACCGATAAAACGTGGTCGTCTAGCAAGATCAGCATGGAGCTTGCTGGCAAGATGGGGCTGCATGAGTATATGCAGTGGCTACCGGGAAAAACCGACCAATTCGAATACCCGGTGTGGTCTGTTGTCGTTGGTGGAGGCTATATTGCTATCGCTAATAGACGTACCCTTGCCTACCCTTTCCCCACAAAGGTCGGGAACGAGGCGAGCCTGTATATCCCCGCCCCATCATGGAGTTCCACGCCCACCCACACAGGGCATGTTAGATCAGGGTACACCGTCACCATAACCAACCCAGTCGAGATTAAGGGCGTCGAGGTGTGGGCTCCAGAAGTCACCGCTGATAACCATTACACGTTGGTTGTGACAAAGGCTCCAGGGGGAAGCAATGCCCTTGTCCGCAGGATACCTCTCGACAATGACGACCTTACGGCAGGGGTATGGTCCAGTGTCGCCATAGATAGCATCATTGCTGTTACAGGAGATGAGTGGCTTTTTTACCTGGAGGTGCAGAAGTATTCAGCAACAAGCGCGGTGTCTGGCGAGTATATTTACACATACGCGGACGCGGACTGGTACATTGAGACCGCTCCAGATACAGGGCGATTTACAACAAACAGGTCTTTTCGTGGGTTACGCCTAAACGAGACAGACAATCTGGCGGCAACGCCCGCGCTGACTACTTTGGTAATTGGTTCTACCATCACTCTCACAGTGGACGCCGATAATTATATTTCGTGGATAGCTCTCTCCGCGCCCGTAGACAAAGGGGCTTTTGTCGAGTGGAGTGATGTGCGTGTAATTGATGCGTGCGGCAAGATCAATACCCTGGATGTTTGCACCCTTGCAGGCGAGATACCAACGTCTCTTAGCCAGCAATATGTCGCACTGACCACGCACTGGTCCACGCCACCGACATGGGGAACCTTCGCGGCATTCCTTGAGCATGATGGTGTTGACCAAGTACCGACATCGACTACCGGGTATGGTGTGAACCTGACAGCACAGCAACTCTTCCAGTCAAGCGATTGGGATTTGATTCCATTAGGTGGCGCAGCGACAGATGCGGCCGCTGTCGGTGGCGGCGTTCAGGTAACTGTGTGGAAGTTCGACACCGGTACTGTCACAAATCCGTCTAATGGTGACCTGCGTCTAAACACAGCCGCGTTCAATACAGCAACCTTCCTGTATGTCGATTACATCAATGACGGTGGGGTGGATGTAGGCACGGCTTTAGCGCAGTGGGCTGTTGGCGACAAGGTGTACTTGCAGGAGGAGAGTGATTCTACGAGAGCGGTGCTGTACACCATATCCTCGGTGTCACAAGATGTTCCCAATACGTGCTTCACGTTCGGTATAACTTGGGTAGCCAACGGTGCCGGCGCTTTCTTTGCCAACAACGAAAAGCTGCTTGTGGCACGACAAGCCCCGGCCAATGCCACTCATACAGGCGAAGTAACCGGCTCCGGTGTTCTCACGCTTGATCCTACAGCGATCTCTAACCGCAGCGTGGTCGCTATTGATCGAGCCGCAGACTACATCCTATTCTACGATGCGTCCGGTGCCGCGCTTGCGAAAGCTCTCGGCAGCACAATGGATTTGGTGAACGACACAACACCAGAACTTGGAGGTGACCTCGACGCGCTAGAACATAATATAGTCAACGTAAAGACCATAGATTTGTCTGGGCAGACAGCGGCATACACCTCTGCTGGAAGTCCCTATTTAGGCATACTAGATAACCATTCATACAATTTCGCCGGCGTATCTCTGTCCCCTGCGGTTAGGTTCTCGGGCACACATACCATCCTACAGAGCGGCTTTGTTTTTGGGATGGGTTATCTATTCGGTGCGACAGGGACGTTTAAAAATGATGCGTCAGTAAATGTAAACCTCACCACGTTTTATACACTCGTTTCCACCAACACCTATCAAGCAGACTCACAGAGCACGACGTTCACAACACAAGTGGACGTTTACATGAACCCGACATTTAATGCCATTGGTGGCGGGGGTGCGCTTGCGCTGACGGGCTACACAAGCTATGCCGCCAATGGAGGTGTTGGGGCAGGATGCACAGCCACTAGCCGTCATGGGTTCAGTGCCTGGGAATTTGGTGCGACAGGTGGTGGGACGCTAAACAGACAGGCGGGAGTTTCTATTGCGGATTTGGCTACTGCGACGTATGACGTTGATTTTCTGTATGGAACCCTGACGATACCGACAACGGGGAACTATGGAATTTATCAGGGTGACACAAAGGTAAACCGTTGGAACGGTGGGCAGCAATGGAAAACAACTGTTAGCTCTTCTACCTCTCTTACTGCGACCGCTGCGGCAAACCACTATTACGCTCTTTCAAGCACCAGTACCGTTACGCTTACTCTTCCTGACGCGACAACGTGTCTAGGTCTTGAGATCGTGGTTAAAAAGACAGGGGCTAGCGGGACGATCAACATTACCAGTGTATCAAGTCAAACGTTTGATGGGGCCGCAAGCCCATTGGCGTTATCGACACAATGGCATGTTGCTCGAATCATCAGCGACGGAGTTAACTGGTTAATCCTTCACACAGGGGCACCTTAAATGATAGCCGATATTCTGTACCAAATAGGGCAGCAGCTGGACACGTTTCACAGTGACTCTGTGACCTCCACCACGTTCAGGATAACGATGGACAACGGGGTGCCTGTGTATCACTTGACCGTGCCACAACTGAACGGCAAGTCGGCAGAGTTTCGCGACGGGGCATCGGTGGTGGCTTTCCTGGCGAACATAAACGCCGGGATTGATCCTGAGAAAAGCGTCATTGCCATCGCTGAACTTGAGACCCTCAAAGCAGAACAATTGCTCCGGGACGCAAAGATAGCCGCGCTGGAGAAAGAAGTGACAGAACTCCCTCAGACGCAGGTGTTAATGGATGCCCAGGCAGCTGCCAGCAAGATCATTGCGGATGCTAATGCGAAACTGGCTATGGTGGCAGAACAAACCGCCGCTCTTGAAGCCGAAGCCATAGCCAAGCAGGCCGAGGCAGATGCGGCAGAGCTTCTAGCTGCATCTGCAGCGGAATGACTGCCCATATAATAAAGGATATTGTATGCAATTAGAGGACAGTTCAATCGTGGCACTAGTGATAGCCGGCGTTGGTGCAGCATGGGGAAGTATCGTAGGATTTTTTACGATTAAAAATAGGCTTGAGGTGCATGATCTAAGGCTCAAGACGCACTCAGACAAAATGGAAGAGATAGAGGCGCACATGGAAGAATCACACCGCGATCTAAAGGATGCCGTGATGCGCTCAGAAGGAAAACTTGACCGGTTGATAGAGCGGTTTATCCCGCATCAGAACGGCAAATTCAGTGACTAATCAGGACGGAGAACAGACATGGGCATTTTCGATAGCAAGCAGGAACACGGGGGAATAGGTATGCAGCTTGATCTTTCAGTGTCCTATGAATTTGGTGGCGCACCAGATCGCGCTACTCGTTCCAAAATATTGGAACTTGAGTCTGCCGTTAGATCAATTCCAGGGGCTATGGAGTCAGAAGAACTAGAAGAAAAATACAACGAGCATTTTTTCGCCCCCGGTGTATATGGGCGTAAAATGACCATACCTGCCGGAATGTGCGTGGTCGGGAAGATCCACAAGCACGCTCACCTGAATGTGATTACACGAGGTGTTATACGTGTCGTGACCGAGTTCGGTGAAGATACTTACACTGGCCCAAGAATATGGGTTAGCGAGCCGGGAACAAAGCGTGCGGTGTATGCGATAGAAGACACAGAATGGTTGACGATCCATGCAAATGCGAGCGACACACAGGATTTGAGAGAGATAGAGGAGTTTGTGATAGCTCCTAGTTTTGAAGAATTTGACCGCCTCATGATTGAGGCAAGGAGTTAGTTATGGCGTGGGGAGCGATAGGTGGAGCTGCAGTAGGTGTAGCAGGTGGGTTGTTGTCCGGTGGGCCAGGTCATGCAAATGACAGGGTGGACCCTGCGACAGCAGAAGACCAGTACCTTGGATCTGCGCTGGGCGGTGTCAATGACATCATGAGTGGAGTGTCGGGCCTTCCGATGCAACAGTACTACCAGGGCAGCACTGTTGCTGGTCAGAACCCGATGTATGCTGGGTCGATCAACAATATGTACAACAACCCGTACGGGGGTAGTTACCGTGACGCCGCTGGAAACTACGGTATCCGGTCTTTCGATGCCATGACCAATGTGCTGAATGACCCGAGTGGGGCCTTCAAGTACAACCAGGGTGTGTTTGACCAGACCATGGGCAACCTGATGCCCGCGATGCAGGGTTCTTATGACGCCGCTACCCGTGACAACAACAGGCAACTGAACTGGAGCACGCTGCCGGGGCTCGACATGGGCGCAGCGGGAGCAGGACAGCAGGGTGGCACAAAACTCGGGCAACAATCAGCGCTTGCTCAGAGCATGACGATGGACCGCAACGCTGACATTGGCGCGAGCATGTACCAGAACGCTGTCAATCAGGCCCAGGACGCGGCGATGCAGGCGGGGACGCAAAACCTGACAGCGCAGCAGAACATGTTTGGCATAGGCTCGAATGCGCTGAATAACGCGGCGAGCTTCAACGATTCCATGTTGCGTAACCAGTTCCTTGCCGGTACTACAGCGCAGGGATACGACCAGAGCTTGCTGTCCGACGATGTGGCGAGGTGGAATTTTAACCAGAACCAGCCATGGCAACACGCCAACGACCAACTCTCCCTTTACAACAGCACCCGTCTCAGCAACCCGCAATCCACCCAGCCCAATCCATACATCGGCGCGAGCCCGTTTGAACAGGCAACACAGGGCGCGATGATGGGCCTGGGTATATATGGCGCCGGTCAGGATGCCGGGTGGTGGGGTGGAGGTAGTCAATTACAGACCATCAATACCGATTACCTGAATGGGGTGGGCAAATTACAGCCGTTCGATACCAGTATGTATTCTGGAATGTACCGATAGAGGTGGTCTATGGAACTTGATGAGTTCGGCAACCCAATAGAGTGGGGAGGGTACAATCCAAACCCGATGATTCAGCAGACGCCGGATTATGGCAGTCCGCTGAACAATTTTCTGAGTTCGCCTTACATGGCGATGGCTCAGCAGGGTATGTTGAACCTTGCTGCTTTGCGCCGCGACCAGGTGCCGACCCAGACACCGTTCTCCGCCGCGTTCGACGTGCGCCGCCAGAACGCGATACTGATGGACCGCAAGTACCAGAACATCGAGGAGCAGCGCCGATTTCGGGAAGGGCAGCGGTTGCGGGATGAGCAGCTGAAGGCCGCGCAGTTCGTCAACAAGCAGAACGAGAATGCGGTTCCGAACCCGTTGCAGAATCTGCCGCAAAGCATTCAGGAGTGGAAGCTATCCGGGTCTACGCTACCCTTCGAGAAATTCATCGAGGCGAAAAACCCGCACTATTTTGCGCCGACACAGCCAACGTCCGTGATGCAGAACCTGGGCATGTGGCGACAACTGAACCCTGGCGCAACACCAGAAGAAACCGCTGCGGCGTTCAATAACCTGGCGCGCGCGTCACAGATTGTCGACATGGGTGGTGGTGGCCAGTTGTCCTACAACCCGCTTACAGGTGCGCCAAACACCGTTGTGACCCCGCAAGAGGCCACTGGCAGAGAGGCTACACAAGCGGGCGCAGAGACGCGAGCCGAAGAGACAGCCAAGACGGACATCGATCGCGCCAATCAGGCGCGCACTAATGCTATGGCCTTCAGTGCGTACCAGGAAGCGATGAAAGGTATCAGCAATGCGTTCACAGGCACCGATACTGGACCGGTTGCTGGGTGGGTTCCGGCGGTCACCGCAGCCCAGCAGACGGCAGAGGGTGCCGTAGCGGCAGCCGCCCCCGTGCTGAAGCAGTTGTTCCGTTCAGCCGGTGAGGGTGTCTTTACTGACAAGGACCAGCAACTGCTGATGGACATGATGCCAAAACGCACAGACCACCCAGAAGTCGTCCAGTACAAACTGGCTACGATCGACAAGATTGTGGCCGCGAAGCTGGGGACCGGTGGGCAATCTGCAACGCAAGACGACGACCTGGGGAGCACTGATGGCTACTAGAGCAGAGTTCGAGGCCCTGATGCAGCAGCGCATCCAAGAGGGCGACATAGACAAGGCCAACCGGATACGCACCGAGAAGCTGGGCCTGCCGCCCATCGACAGGCCGATCGCATCCAACACCGACCCGCAGTTGCAGGTTGACAGCGGCGACCTACGCCAGCAAATGGGCTCTGGTAACACGCTACAGTTTGGCTATCCCGGTCTAACGCCCGTATTTGACACTGGCATAGGCATGCCGCAGGGGCTCACAGAGGGCCTTGCGGGCATGGGCCGCAGGTTCTCGGAGATAGGCACCCTCGGGATGCACGAAACGCCGCCAGAGGCCGCAGCATTACTGGACGATAGCGGATATGCCATGGTGGGCGGCATTGGTGCCGATCTGGCGACATTGGCGCTAGGAGGTAGCGCATTACGCTCTGCGGGCCTTGGCGGAACATGGGCAGGTTCAGCCTTATCAAATCCGCAGTCTTTGGTACAGGCGGGCGTGGGCGGTGGTGCTTACGGCGCTGCAACGTCCCCGGACAGGGTAGAGGGCGCGACGGGCGGGGCAATCGGTGGAGCCTTGGGGTTTGGTATTCCTGCCGCCATTGGGCGGGCTGTATCACCCAACATAGCCGCGCCAGCACGGGAACTGATGGACTCTGGCTACACACTCACGCCAGGTGAGATATTTGGAGGTACAACAAAACGGTTTGAAGATGCCGCAACGTCAATTCCTATCCTTGGGGATGCGATAAAAGGCGCGCAGCACCGATCAATTGCCCAGTTTAATAACAAAATGCTTAACGACGCGCTTGCGCCTATCGGTCAACAGTTGGACCCCAGTATGGGTGCCGGCAGGGAGGCTATAGAAAATGCACAGAAAGTTGTGTCCACTGAATACGGTGACATACTGAAAAATATGAATGTCCGCCTGGACGATCAGTTCTTATCGGAAATCGGCACACTGAAGGAGATGGCAAAGCAGTTACCTAAAAAAGAATACAAAAAGTTCCTTAATGAAATCGATGACAAGTTATTGAGCAAATTTGATAACGAAAACCAGCTCTTGCTCGGCGAAACATTCAAAGAGACAGATTCAGGGCTCAGGCAGTTATACAAAAAAGCCAAAAAGAGCATGGACCTCTACCAGAATGACCTTGGCAACGCCCTGCATTCTGCCCACAAGTCGCTTCTGGACTTAGCGAAGCGCCAGAACCCGGACATGGCAGCCAGATTGTCAAAAGCTGACCAATCCTATGCCAAGTTATCGAGGATAGAGGACGCATCCAGTTATGTGGGCGCGCACGAGGGTGTTTTTACCCCCAGTCATTTGCTGCAATCCATACGAAAGAACACTGGCAGGAAGGACTACGCGGCGGGGCGCGGGTTTGATCAGGAAAGTGTCGAGGGCTTTAAGGGCGCGCTGTCACAGACCATACCGGACAGCGGGACAACTACGCGCGCACTAATCAACATGGCAACACTGGGAGGCGGGGCGGCTATGTCACCTGGGGCGCTGGCAGGATTACTGGGATCTGCTGCGGCCTATACAAGACCGGGGCAAAAAGTTATGCAGGGTGTGCTGGCTTCGCGTCCGGCGTATGCGGGGCCTTTGCGGACTATGATTGAAGAAACGTCACCCTATGCCGGACTCCTCGGCATTGGGGCAGGGACCAACTTTAAATAGGATGATGCGCTTGTACCAGCTATCAGGCCAGTCGCGCCTTATTCGCTCTTCAAGCCTGTCCATGGAGCGGTAAAACTTGGGGCCAAGCCACGAGAATAGGGCAAAAGCGATAGCCGTTCCAAATGATGTGGAGGTGAACATTGAAACAGTATAGCACGGACGAAAACGCCATAAAAGCACTGCGCGAGCTGCTAGGGGGTGGTTAATGGGTATTGGCAGGCTACTAAACCCATTTCTTGAAGCGGCTAAGCGAAAAGGGCTCGATGTCTCCAACGCAGGCAACCTTGGCAGGGCGCTAGATCAGGGGTACGCTAAGGACTTCCCGGAGTTATTCGAGGAGCTGCAAGATGCTTACCGAGCAGGAGGAGCAAGCCCTGGCCTTAATACGCAAAGCCAAAACTGGTCAGGAAATTATCGATATAGTGAATCGGACGCTGCCCCCTCCCGATTCTTCCACGGTACAAGAGATGATATTGGAAGTTTCCAACTTGCTCACCCCAACCGAAAAGACGCCGGGTGGTTAGGAGAAGCAATCTCCATAACAGATAACCCCCAGTATGCCTACCGTCACGCCCTGCAAAAGTCAGGCGATGGGATTCCTCGTGTCATGCCGCTCTACGCCAGACTACAGAACCCATTACTTGCAAATGACAAATTCATGGCACAAATGAAGGGGGCGTCACCTGAAATGTCAAAGGCCGTCTCTAAAGCAATAACGGACGTCGGTCACGGCGCAATGGTGACTTCCCGCGCGCCAGATGCCCGTGAAATAGCTGTATACGACCCCTCCAATATCCGCTCCCAATTCGCTGTGTTTGACCCTGACAACACCGGGAAGCCCTGGCTGCTGGGCGGCTTATCAGGTGCAGCCCCCTACCTGGCCAGCGGCGCACTAGCCGCTGGCGCACTGGCCCCGCAGGATGCGGAGGCGTCATTTATTGGCAAGCTCTCCAAGGTCTGGCCTCACGACATGGAAGGTATGGCTATCAAAATGAAGGACGCAGGGTTATCCCGTAAAGAAATTTGGCAGAAAACCGGGGTTGATTTGGATGCGGTGGATGGAAAACCGCGCACTGAAATTGATGATTCCGGGCTTTCGCTCGATGCTAATAAGTTGAGCTGGGGTAGCAGAGAGGACATAAAAAGAGGGTCAGCAGGCGTGGAGATGCTAGGCAATTACACAGCACATCCAGAGCTAGACTATGCTGTTAACGGGCTTTTAACCCCCGATTGGGCGGACAAGCATCTTATGTCTCGCATTATCCCCGATACTTCCAATGCGAGTTATGGCAGCGGGCTAGTAACTCATGGAATAGACAAAAACACAATGTCCTTTACGCCAGAAAACCGTAGCGCAGTAGCCCATGAGCTGCAGCACGCCATTCAACAGAAAGAGGGTTTTGCCAGGGGCGGTGACCCCGATACTTTTATGAGCGGTCTACAGCACAAAAAATCCGCTTTTGAATCAGAAATCAGCAATCTGAATAGCCAAATGCACGATATTGTCCGGCAAAAGGATATGGCAAAAGAGTTGGGTGATGCAGACCGGGTAAAGTTTCTGGAAGGTCGCTACCTCGAAACGATGGCGAGCCGTGAGGAATACGTCCAAAAACTGCGGTCTGAAGGCTTGCTTGATTCTATAGACATGATGGATACGGCAAACAAGCAGTACCGATCCTTGGCAGGCGAAGCTGAATCTCGTAACGTGCAAACACGCCTGGACATGACTCCGCAAGAGCGCAGGGCTACCCCGCCATGGGAGACGCTGGACGTGCCAGAGAGTGATCAGCTTGTTAGGATGCGTGGCAGTGCCACTCCTGGTCTTCTGGCAGCCACAGCGGGCGCCACAGGTACAGGAATGGCTGTATCGCCCTATATGTTCAACCAGGCGCAACCCAGCGCGTTCTGGGACGGAGTGTTGAGCAAGGGGTTGGCGGCGCTGGATATGCCCTCACAGGGCGTGTACGGGCTGGCAAGGGGTGCGTATGGGGCGCTGACAGGTGAAGCAGATCCGATGGCACAAGCCGCAAAGGTAGCGGGGCAACCTATTGACACAACCGCATGGCAATTTGGGGACTACCTGCTTGATAAAACCAGATCACCAGCGGCGGCGGCATTGGGGTACGGCCTGGCTAACCTGTGGAGCCCAAGCCCGATTTAATCCGCCTCCCCAATTCCCTGATAAACTCCCCTAACCGATAAACCGCTTTTGCCTCTGACACTTGCTCGGTCACTTCCAGGATTGCGTAGACTTGCGAGGCGTAATCGTCCATTTCCTCGGGGGTCATTTCGGTGACGGGCTTCATGGCCTCGGCTCCTTTGGTACAATTTGTGTTTTGAACTCTTGAGAGCAGGTGCGGCACAGAACAGCCCAATCCCCAAGCCTATCAAGCAGGTACCCTGAGTTTTCATCGGTGGCACCGGCTTCTATAACCGCATCCTCTTTCTGCACCCATGCACCTTTTTTGCCACAGTCGTAATTAAGCGTTGCATCATAAAAGGTTTTCGTTCCGCATTTGTCACATCGCCTATAGTCCGCCCCTGCCATCACTCACCCTCATTCAAGTAGCCCGCAGCGCGGAATACATTAAGCCATCCGGTTTCTTTCATTGCATCTTCAGGGACATAGTGCCTATACATATCGCAACCTACCTCTGCCACGGCCTTTAGATTTACAACAACAGCATCTTGCTCTTTGATTATTTCCGAGAAAGTGAAGTTCAGCTTTTTAGCTGCGTTGTGCAATACCTGTTCTGCTAACAGTTCCTTCTCCAGCGTGGAGATGCGCTTTGCCTGCGCCTCTACAGTGTCCTGTAGCTCCCGCACCATATCATCAGGCCAGAGTGATAATGTTCTACTCATCTTTCATCGCCCCCTGTAAACCGCAAC